AAACCGTCCCGACTGGAGCCACCGAGAATCGAACTCGGATTTGCTGAATGCGATTCAGCCGTCAGATGATTTGCCCTCACAAACCGCACCCTCACCCCAGCCCTCACCCCAAAGCGCCTACCAAACGAAGATCGGGTCTGATCGTCCTTTCGTTCTAGGCATCCAGTTCAAAGACGACCGCGCCGCCTTTGGTGAGTTGATGTACCGCCTCGAAAGCAAGGGGATTGCCAAGCAGCTAAGGCCTAGCAGCCTGCGCGTCTACATCCACTTAGCCAGTCGTATGAACGGTCTGCATTTCGAAAAAACGGGGGAGGTCTTCGCGTGGCCGAAGCAGACCAGCATCATGAAGCGGACCGGGCTTAAACTCGCGATGCTCAATCTTGCGATCGGTGAATTGAAACGGAATGGTTTGCTTGAACGCGTACGCCGTAACGTGCCTACACGCCGGCGCGATCCGGAGAGGCTGTTCGACGACGAGGAAAACTGGAAGACCGGTTACCTACTTCATGCCGCCCAAGATGAAGCTGATGGGGTGGATTCACCATCTTCGCGCGAGCAAAACCGTCGATCCGGAAAGCGGAAACTCCAACCAGTTAGAGTCTCAGACTCCGATGGCGCGCGCGCTACACTCCAACCAGTTAGAGTCTCAGACTCCAATGGCGCGCGCGCTGTACTCCAACCAGTTGGAGTCTCGAACTCCAATGGCGCGCGCGCTGTACTCCAACCAGTTGGAGTCTCGAACTCCAATGGCGCGCGCGCTGTACTCCAACCAGTTAGCAACGAACAGGTTTTGCACTCCTTATCAACCGCGCACGCGAATGAAGCAGCAGCAGATGAAGGGGAATTAGAAGAAGCAGCAGCGGAATCACAAGCGCGCGCAAGCCAACAACTTACGCACGAAACTAAGCACGCTGCTGTTGCTTTGGACGGCACGGGGATCGTGCTGCTGCTCGTGGAGAAATACGCGATCGACAAATCCACGGCCGAATGGATGACATCGTCCTATAGCCTCGCGCGGCTCAAGGAAGTCATCGAGCTTGCGGAGGTCCGGAAGAGCCGCGGTAAGTGCGACAACCCCGGTGGCTTCATCCGCGAAGCGCTGGAACGAGAATGGCCAGTCCCGCCAAAGGTCGCAGCCCGCACAAACCCCCTTAGCTCGCAAAATGCCGCGTCGACGCCCCAAACCACCATTGAGCAAGCCGGTTGGCTCAATCGTTTGCGTAAAGAGCCGGCCGACGTCCTGCAACGCGCATTAACCGCGCTGGCCACGACAGCGATAACGGCGCTGGACCGCGCCCGATTTCAGATCCACGTCGAAGATTTGCTGAATGCACAGCAGCGGGGGGGCTTCGAACACATCCACGACATCCGCCAACGCGTCGTGTTCGAACTGAACGACGCCCCCAACCGCTCAACGGTCCAGGCCGCAGATCCGGAGCGCCTCCAGGTTGCGATCGCCGCCGCGATCGCTACCGCGCCGGCAACCATGCAGGGCATGTACAGCCGGATGTCCGCGGCTGAAATCACACATGGGTCATCCCACGTGCCGCTGGGACGAATCTTGCGCGGCGTGGTCGTTCAGCAACTGGAGAAACCATGAAAACCTGTGAGCCGGTGAATTTTGGGGGAGTAGCCACCGCGTTCATGCTGGACGCCGGCGGAATCGTCATGATCGAGCCAGACAACGCCGAGTTGCTCGTCAGCGTGAGCGACGGCGCAAGCGCTCACGCCCTGGTACGCCTTCAGCGCCACGAGCTCGTGGAGTTGATTCTTTCGCTGGAAACCGAACTCGCGCTTTTGGAGACGCCATGAAACCAGAACTCACGGCCGAGCAGATCGTGGAGACCGTTCGCGATATTCAAGACGCGGTGATGAGCCTCGATTCCACGGAGGCAGGTTGGGATCTTCGCGACCAAGTGATGGCGCTGGCCAGCCTGGTCAGGGAATTGGCCGCGCACGTGATGACGCCAATTCCCGTCAGGCCTGGAGACAAGTTGATCCTTCACTTTCACGGACGGTTCACCGTCGACGTCGCGGAGAGACTACGCGAACAAGTGCGCCGTCTCATGCCCGAGGTGCAGTGCATACTGATCGATGAAACGATGAGCCCCGCCGTCTACCGCAAGGAACCGCAATGAACCCTGAAAGACAACAAGACCTTTTCCCGATGCCGCCGCGTTCCGCACTGGTGCCTGATCGCCCGCCGATGCGTCTCGTGGACGACCCGGATCCGCGATCGTACGTTCCCGCGCGGGGCGACCTGGTGCAGGTGCCCGACAGCAACGGCGCGATCATCACCGAAGTGCGCGGTGACCTGGTCAGCGTGAAAAAGGGAGATGGGACGTGGGCCAGTTGCCACGCGTCACAACTCACACCCTATATCACCAACGAACCGCGCCCGCGCGTCGCTAACTTCGCGGGCATCCTGCCGGCAGACCTGGAATCGTTCGCGCCGGGCTTTCGGATCGAGCCGCGCGCGTGTGTGGTGTGCGGCGCCCTCGACGTCGACCTGGTCGAGATCGAAAGCCGGATGGTGTGCCCTGGTTGCGTACACGAAATTTCGGAAGAGAGCGCACGATGAAACGCGATTCATTTGGCCCGTGCTGCGCATGCGAGGAAATAATCGACACGGTGCGCAACATCGGGTTTCTCGATCGACGTTGCGCCGTCCCAGGCCACGGGTGGGGATGCGTCGTGTGCGAGCTGCCGCTGGATGGCGCACTGATCGTGTTGTGCGATCGCTGCGCGACTGCCGAGGACAAGCCGCGTTTTGCTTGCCGCGGCCGGCCGAACGCCGACGGCCGTGAGCCGATTGAAGAGACCATGGCGCGGCCCAAGTTCCAACATGACCTGAGATTCCACCCGGAGATGGGGACGAAAGTCAGTCCGCGGCCGCTAACGGAGGCCGATGCCATCGGCCGGCGCGAGGCGGGGGAGAAATTCATCATCGTGAAGAAAGAATGCGCCACGGGGATTCAGTGCCTCAAATGCCTGATGGTCAGTTGGAACCCGAATGACGTGTCGAATCTGTACTGCGCTCATTGCCACGTCTTCCACAGTGAAGGAGGTTCGCGATGCGAAGCTCAATGAAGATCCGGCCGAAGCCGAGGCCTCGCAAGCGCAAGCCGCGCGAGACCGAACTCGTGCTGCGATTGCCGAAGCTGTTGGAGGACCTGGATCTTGCGACGGGAACGTTGCGCCAGTCGATCCTGGACGCGCGCGGGAATCTCGCAGCCGTCGATCGCACCGCCATGGCGCTGTGGTGCTATGCAACGGGCGCCGCCAGCGGATGGATCATGCAGGGTGGCGCGATGATGGTTTCAACCGCGGAGGAATCATGACCAGCATCGAGATCCACAAAATCACCACGGCAGCAACGAAGCATTCGCCCGCTGCGACCTACCGCCTGACGCGCGAACCGGGCGCGGACTATGGCCTGGTCATGCTGAACATCGATTGTCCAGGGCCGGGGAACCGGACGTTCATCGTGGCGCACGTGCACGATTTGAGCGTCGCCAACCGGATCGAGTTTTTCAAGCCGCTGGGACTCGAAGCCGTCGAAGTGGTCTGCCGCCTGGTGCGCGAAGCGACTACGGACCGTGTGCCGCCGGAAGCGCCGACCGAGGCCGGCCTGCGCTTCTGGTTCTTTGGCATCGTCACGAAGAAGGATGAGCCGTTCGGATGGCGCGAGATCCACCGAGCCGGTTTTGCCGATTCGCTCAACTCGATCGCGCACTGGAATTCAATCAGCGCCATGCCGCGCGAGTTCCACGGCTGCGCGCTGGCCATCACGATCGGGTCTACGCCGCCGTGCATGGTCGAAGCAAGAAAGGATGAAACGCCATGACTGTCACCGTTCATAAAATTGACGGCAGATGGTGGTATCACGAGGACACGTGCGAGCCAATTCCTGAAGTCACGCACGTTATCCGTGTGCCGGATGATTCAGAGTTACTGCACGTCTCGACAGGACACGTGCTTCAAATCCCAGATCGACCGTTGACCCTGCCGCGCCGGGTACACGCCGACGTCCTGGTGACAATGGCCGGCGCATCTAGGAGTCATCGAAGTTTGATGGATTGGCCAGACGTGTCGATCTCAATGACGATCATGTGAACTTTGGAGCCAGGCCGGTGGCCATGGATGGCGCCCGACCGGGTGTTGAAACGCAATGCAGACCAACATCACCATCGACGAATCGCAGAGGCAATTGATCCTGATGGCGCTTGCGGCGCTGGCCGTCGAACATCCGGGATTCGATTACGCGCTGTCGGAGATCGCATCCAAGATTGACAACCCGAGCGCCAACGGCCCTGAAATGTACCACGAGTTCAAAACATTTCGAGAAGGTGCGAGGCAGCGCTTTGGAAACATCCCCCTGCCAAACGTGCGCGGGATCGGTCAGGACACCATCATCGGTCCGCGTCCGGACGGAGGCGCGACGTGAATTACCAACGTTGCACGATCGTGTTCATGGCCGATGGCCGGCCGGTCGGCAGCCAGATCGTCGAGATCGCGGTGGACCGGGTGAACGATCCGGAGCTTCAACGATGGGTCGCCCTGGACCAGCTCGCGAGGCGCGGGCCGGCCGATCGAGCCGGGGTTAAGGCTGCGTTCTATGTGGGGGAATGGAACGCCGCCGAACGAAAAGCCTTGCAAACCGTACACAGCCAAGGCTAAGATGGCTGTTCGTTTCGGTGCTATGGGGGGAACGCGGGTCAGGTCCGGGACGCCGGCTGACCCTCATTTTCCCCGCGAACAAAACCGGGGGAACATTCCTGTGCCGAACTTCTCATCCGATGCCAATGGAATTGCGAGATTGGTTGCCACACCGACAGGTGATGCCGGCCAAGCGGTCGATTCAAACTTCGGCGCGGTTTCGACGCTCATTACCACGCTCAACGCCGCGATCGGCACCGCCAACGGTTTAATCACAGCGCTGCAAAACGGGAAATCCGCCAAAGCACCCACGCCGACCGCCGGCCATTTCGCGAGCCTGGACAGCGGAGGGAACGTTGTCGATTCAACTTACAGCCCTGCCAGCTTCGATGCAAGCGGCGCGGCCGGTTCGGTGGGAGGCAGCCTCAGCGCACACACGGCAAACACGAGCAACCCGCACAGCGTCACCGCCGCGCAAGCCGGCGCTGTGCCCGCGAGTCGGACCGTTTCAACAACCGCGCCGATGACTGGTGGAGGCGCGCTCAGCGGAAATCTCACGTTGGCCGTGAGTGTGATGGTTGGCAGCGGATCGACGCATGCCGCCGGCCTGGTGCCCGACCCAGGCGCATCAGCCGGTACGTCGAAGTTTTTGCGCGAGGACGCGACGTGGGCCACTCCATCCGCCGGTACCGGTATGCTGACCGTTCCATCAACCAGCAAGATCGCGTTCAGCTCAGACGCAACCGACTTCGGAACGCCGGACGTTGCCATAATGCGCAGCGCCAGCATCGGCAATACGCTAAAAATCACGGACGGGAGCACAGGAATCGGAAATCTAAACGTCGGGGACGTCACGCTGAACTCGACCGTGCTAGCCGGGATCCGCACCGCGCAGTTGGACGGACCATCAGGCGCGTTCGGCCTCAACGGGGGAGTGCTCGCCCTGGACACCAGTTATTCCAAAACGCTGAGGTACGAACCATCGAACGGGACTGCGGTCTTTAATGTGCCGATCGTGCGCAAGGCCTATACGGTTGGGACGCTGCCATCCCCAGTGGCCGGGGCAGAAGCGTACGCCAGTGACGCGCTCAAGCCGGGAGAGACGACAGGCGCAGGTACCGGCCGCGATGTCGAGGCAGACGGCAGCGGGTGGTTCACCGGAGATGGAATCGCCGTAGCCAGCTAGGGAAGGGAAAACATCCATGGACAATCTTTTGCAAAAAGCGCAAGCAGCGCTCGCCGCAACGCCATCGCTCTCAGGGTGCGTTTATGAAGTCCTCATCCGAGGAGACTACGGCGCGCCGGGAACGTTTGGCATCATAAAGGCCGCAAACTTCGAGATACGATTGAAGAGTCTTGACGCGCTGGGAAATACCCTGGAGACGTCGACAGGAGTGTTGCCCGCATCTCTCGTGCCGACAACGAGCGGAACACCGTTGGCCGATTTGATCAGCGCCGCCATGCTCGCTCAACAGCAGACGATCGATCAGCAGAACGCAAGCATCGCCAGCCAGACGGCGCAGGTCGCTTCACTGACTTCGACCGGCGCAAACAAGGACGCGCAACTCGCCAGCAAGGACGCCGCCATAGCAACGCTGACGACCGCAGCCGCAGCCAAAGATGCTCAGATTGCGTCATTGACGAGCCAACTGGCCAACGCACGCGCGGATAAAACGGCGGATTCATAAAACAAAGCGCGGATTCATAAAACAAAGCTCAAGGGGGAAGTTCACAAGGGGAAGTTCATGCCAATCATTGACGCCAAGACGCCGACGCGACCATCACCACTCCAACGGCGCGCCGCTCAACACAAGAAGCAACTCCAATCAAAATGGGACGAACTGGCCAAGCTGTTCGAGTCGCTGGGGTATTTCATCTGGAAGGACAAAGATCCTCAGTCGGTGCTCAACGCATTCGGGACCGACGCTGCTGACTTATTCAAATGCAGCAGCGCATACCGCACGATGGTTCAAAGCTACACCGGGACCGCACCGGCCAGCCCAATACCAAAGGGATGGAGCTACACGCTCAATTCAGATGGGACTGTCACCGTGACTGCACCGGTGCCAGCCTGATTTCTTCCTTGGGGAGCAACGTGTTCGTCGAAATGCGTCAGTCGATTAATGCCGGCAGGGAGCGCTTCCGCGCGGGAGGTGTCTACGAAGTCGACGACGCCATTGGTGAGTTGTGGATCATTGGAGACGTCGCCGCTAAGACAGACAAACTGCCTTCGCACGTAATTCATTTCCTCGATCGCCTGAACGCCAACGCCAACGGGCCGGTGGTCTTCCTGCCGTTTCTGGGGGAATTCGGTCACCTGGTCATGAGCCACATGCGGCTGGTTCACTTCCACAAATCAGCAGCCAAGATCGTTTGCTGCCGCCCTGGTGAGCAGGTTCTGTTTCCCAGTGCCTGCGCACACGTGACCGGCTGGGAGGATCCAATTGCAGATTTTCAGCGCGTCGCGACCATGCCGGGATTGAAGGAAGATTTCTTCCGCGCGTACTTCGCGCGGCTGAATGATCGCTTCCCCGGTGTGCCTTGGATCTTCAATCACGATCTTACACGCGCGCAGCAACTAATTGCGGTCAACCCCGAACAGCGCCTTCGACTAACGCCCGAACGCCGAGGCCTAGGCGCCGACGTCGTGCTGGGGGTGAGACGACGTTCGTTTTGCCCAGAACGCAATTGGCAACATTGGCAACACGTGGCCGACGCCGTGACCGCGGCCGGCGCAACGTTCGCGGTGATTGGGGATCGATCGACATCATTCGACCTGGAGGGCCAGACGTGCCACAGCGGCGACTATGATACCGACGCGGCCGTGGAGTTGCTCCAGTCGTGCCGGCTGTACGTCGGAACCGACAGCGGCGCCAGTCACCTTGCTTCCACAGTGGGAGCCAGGATGATCGTCTTTCGTGAAGAGCAATCGGGGAGCCGGAACTTGTTCCCGCGCATGGAGCAAGTGAACCCAGGCCGCATGCAGTTTGTCGCAGAGGGATGGGAGACGCCCGGCGCGGTTGCCGACGCGGTTCTTGCCAGCCTGGAATTTAGTCGAGTGTGACCGAGCGCGGCGAAATTTTGCACCGGGGGGAGGCCAAAAGGAAAAACGGCCGCGCCTTTCCAGACCGCCCCCTCCATCGCGCATTTTTCGACCTCGAATTTTCAAAGGGGGGGTATCCCACGCGATGGCCAGCGCCACGCACAACCTGAGAGCCTTGGACCTTGCCGAATTGGCCGAGGTCGGGAAATGGGCCGACCAGCTCCTGGAAGCGGCCGACTGGACCGCCGAGCTTGCGCAACCGTTCGATGATGCGCCGACCTTCGACGCCGCCGCAGACCCGGAGGTGAACGTCAGTGCTGGCCTGCGAGCAGATCTGGCACACAAGCGTCTGCCGTCGCGCCGGTTGTTCGTGGACTACCGCGCCAACATGAACGCGTATAAGCATCTGGATCCACTTCCTGGAGAAGGTGAGAGCTTGCACGGGATCATCAGTGGGAAGTATGCCCTGTGGGACCTGGTGCCGGCATTGATCGAGCGGACCGGCCAGAAGATCGAGGACCTGATGCTGGCAACGCTGAGCTTCAGCAAGGCCAACGCCGCAGATCTGCTTGGACTGCTGGACGACGGCCAGGTGAAACGGGCGGGACTGCTGATCAGCTATTTCTTCAAAGCCCAGAGCAGGCCGATTTACGATTGCCTGGTACCGCAGCTCAAGGAACGCGGACACCGGGTCCTCGCGATGCGCACGCACGCCAAGCTGCTGTTGGCCAGGATGGCCGATGGCACGTGCTACGTGTGCGAAAGCAGCGCGAATCTGCGATCGTGCAAGAACGTCGAGCAGTTTGTGTTAACGCGGTGCGCGGAACTGTACGCGTTTCACCGCGGCTGGATCGATGGGGAACTTCTCACCGGCCGGGAAGAGGGGGAATGATGCATGACCGAGAAAACCAAGACGCAGCGGCCAACTGCTCCGGAGGAGTTGGACGGAGAGGCCTTGCTCGAATGGGGCCGGATTTCCGACGAACTCGACGCGCTGGGGATGCTCGACAAGGTCGATCGAGGCATCATGGTGATACACTGCCAAACATGGGCGGTTTATCGCCAGTGCACCGAGGCCGTGCAGCGCTTCGGCGCGGTCATCAAGTGGCCCAACGGTGTTCCAGGACCTGGACCGTTCTACAAAGTCATGAAAGAGACAGCCAACATGCTCCGCAGCACGTTTGGAGATCTGGGATTGACGCCGGCAGCTAGAAACTTCAAAGCCAAGACCGAAGACGAGGGAGATCTAGACCTGTGAATCTACCAACCCGTGAATTTTGGGGAACACCGAGCGACGAGTTTTGCCGCGAATTCGCCGCGATGTTTCGTCCATCAGACGTCACGCCCAATGTCGTTGAAATGCGCATCCAAAGTGACGACGTCCGAGCACTTACAATCAGGTGCTCCGCATGTCAGCCCGACCTTAACAAGGTCGACCCCGACTCCCAAATTAGGGTTGCCCACCTGACGTTTCAAACGTTCAGACACGGGATACGCTACAAGAGGAGCGATGGGACCAAGGTTGAGGGGACGCGCTACATTAACGCATTCATCGGCCAGTGCGACTGCGGCCAGATTTGGATAGTGCTGCTGCCGGAGTAATTTGCAGGGGGGAAATTTGCCATCGTTTCATTGCAAACATCCGACATGCAGCGCGGTAATCAACGCGCCCGGGTACTGCGTCGCGCACGCCGCCGAGGCCTCGCGGGTTGAAGCGACGCGCCGCCAGGTCTATGACCAGCACGGGCGCGACCAGGACGCCAAAGCCTTCTACAACTCATCGGGCTGGTTGCGCTGCCGTGACAACGTGCTGGCCGACACACCGGTGTGTCAGCGGTGTCAGCAAACGTTCGCTCAGCACGTCCACCATATCAAGCCACTGGCTGAATGTGAGCCCGAGGAAAAGCTCGCGCGGGAGAACCTTCTTGCGGTGTGCCAGCCGTGCCATAGTGCCATTGAAGCCGGCAGCGTCACCGCGGCCAACGCGCCCCAGGTGCGCGGGATGCTCAACCTGGTCGAGACGCAGGACTATGTGTTCGACGCCGTCGCCGGCGAACGCCCGATCAACTTCATCGAGCGCTACTGTAAACACTACGAAGGCGCGCACGCAGGCAAGCCGTTCATTCTCCACGACGTGCAAAAGAAGATCGTGCGCGACGTGTACGGGTGGAAACGCCGCGCCACCGGCTTCCGCCGCTTCAATCACCTGTGGATGGAAGCAGGTGTGGGCGCCGGCAAGTCGCCGTTGATGGCTGCGCTGGGATTATTCGGTTTGATGGCGGACGGTGAGCCAGGTGCCCAAGTGTTTACGACCGCGCTGGAGTCGAGCCAGGCCGCGGTGATCTATGAAACAGCGAAGGCCTTCATTGAACAGTCGCCAGAGCTTTCCAAACGTCTCAGGGTGACTCAATTCTGCATCAGCCACCCAAAGAGCCGATCGACCTGGAAGATCGCCCGCGGCAAACCCAAGGCCGGTATGCGGCCGTCGGTGGTGCTGGGAGACGAGGTGCACGAATGGCCGAATCGCAAGATGTACGATTCGTTGCAGAGCCGAATGGGCAAACGCCGGCAGCCGCTCTTCATTCTGGGGACCAACGCCGCCGAGAGCCGTGAAACATTTTGCTGGGAGATGCACCAAGAAGCCGTCGCCGCGCTGAGCAGGCGAAACCCGCACAGCACGATGTACCCAGTGATCTTTGCCGCCGACGAGAAGGCCGACATGACCGACCCGGCCGCATGGCGAGACGCCAACCCGCTGATAGGTGTGACGATTGCCCTGGACAAGGTGCGCGAAGAGTGTGAACGGGCGCAGCTCAATCCCGCACTCACCGCGCGGTTCAAGCGACTCTACATGACGTTGTGGGTCCAGGGCGCGAATAAATGGCTGGACTTGCGCCGCTGGGACACGTGCTGCCCGGCCGACGCGCTGAAGCCCGAGCAGCTCAAGGAACTGCCGCTGTACATCGGAGTGGACTTGAGCCAGGGAGACGACCTATGCGCCGAAGTGGACGTCTGGGTTTCACCAGATCGTTTCTACATCGACGCTCACTTTTGGCTTCCCGGGCAAACCGCCCAGGAGTACCAGGAGCAAAACTCGGTGCCGTATCTACGCTGGGGACGAGAGGGCGCCATTGAGATCATCGAAGAGACGACGATCAACGCCGCAGTGAAAGCCCGGATTGCCGCCGCGATCGCCGGCCGGGCCCAGACAGCCGGGAAGATCAAGGCCATTGGTTACGATCGCTACAAAGCAGACGAGGTGATCGCCGCCCTCGAGGCGTTGCAAATTCCCTGCATTCCCGTGGCGCAAGGGTATACTCTCAGTCCGGGGTGTGTTGAACTGAACCGCCGCCTGAAAGAGGGATCGATCGACATCACCGCCAATCCCGTGCTGCGCATGTGCGCCGCCAACGTGGAGGTGAAGTGTGACGAGCGGGGAAACTTCTGGCCGGTGAAGCCGAATCAAAAGGGGAAGTATGCCGGCAAGCGCAGCGCCAAGATCGACGGCATCACCGCCCTGGTCACCGCATTGACTGAAGCGCGCAAGCACAGCTTCCCAAAGTCAGAGAAGAAGTGGCAAGGCGGAGTCTATCTAATTTAGCGGGGGAACAATGTACATCACCGGCAGCAACCTACAGATCTACGACACCAACATTCCCGGGCCGCTAGGCCCGCAGACGATCAACGAGTACGCCGTCCTGTCGATTCCCGCTTACTGGCGCGGCGTCAACTTCCTGTCGGAGAATCTGGCGACCTTCCCGCGCGCCGTTCACCTGGACAGCAAAGCCCTGGACGTTCCCCACCGCTTGGATCCGATCTTAAAGATCCGGCCGAACCAGTTGCAGAACTCAACCAACTTCTGGCGCACGTTCTTCTTCCACGCGGTTCATCTGCACAACGCCTACGGGTGGATCCGCCGCAAGTCGATCGCCAGCAATGCCATCGCCGGCATCTACAACCTGATGCCCGGAGACGTGACGCCGTTCCGCTGGTGCGAAGGCGCGGTGGATGACGACTGGGAATTGCGCCTTGAGCAATTTTATTACATCCACTCGCGCAAGACGGTTATCGCGGCCGCGGACATGATCCACGTCACCGGCCTGAGTTACGACGGCATGGCGGGGCTGAATCCGATCCTGATCCACAAGTCCACTTTCGAACGCGGCCGCGCCCAGGACCAGTACATGACGCGCTTCCTCATGCGCGGAACGATGATGCGCGGCGCAATTCAAATCCCGGCCGGGGCCAGCAAAGACCAGGTCGACAGCGTGATCAAAACCATCCGCGATCAGTTCGTAGGACCCAACGCCGAGCGCGACGTGATCGTATTGAGCGACGGCGCCACGTTGAACAACGCCACGCTGAACCCGCAGCAGTCTCAGTTAATCGAGCAGGTGAAGTACACGTCGGTGCAAATTGCGCAGCTGCTCGGTGTGCCGCCGCAGTTTCTCTACGACCTCAGCGATTCGCGTTACAACAACTCGATCGAGATGGCCGGTGATGACGTCGTGCGCTACAGCTTCCGGCCGTGGATCCTGCTTGCCCAGGACGAATTGGACAACAAGCTGCTCAGCGACCAGGAACGCATCGCCGGCTACGGGATCCGCCTCGATCCTTCCGTGCTGCAGCTGGGCGACAGCAAGTCGATCAGCGATCAAACCATTGCCCAGGTGCAGGGTGGCGTGCGCACGCGCAATGAAGGGCGCAAGGTCCTTGGACTGCCGCCGAATCCGGATCCGGAATCGGACAAGCTCAAATCCGCCGGGGACACAACGCCGCCCAAGCCAGGTGCGACGCCGGCGACAGTGCCGGTGAAGAGCAGCGCTCATTTCGCGGTGATCAAGCCGCTGCTCGACGACGCCGCCGGCAGGATCGAAAGCAAGACCGCCAAGGCCTTCGATCGCAAAGGGAACAAACCCGAGACGGTATGGGCCAACGTCTTTGCCGAAGAGCAGGCCGGTTACGTGCGCGAGCTGTTCACCGGTCTGGCCGTCGCCGCCGAGACGCTGGCCGGCCGCAAGATCGATGTCGAGCAACTTGCGACGCGCTACGCCGCGGCGATCCGCAAGCGTGCCGCCGATGGTACAGTGGCAACGCTGCCACAGTTGTGTGAGAATTTCTTTAACCCGGGGGAAACGTGATCATCAAGCCAGAGAAAAAGCGCATTCGGTTTTTCGCCAAGGTCAGCGGAGTCGCGACCAATTCCAACCGCATCACCTTCAAGGCGGCGCCGCCGCCGGCAGCAGGTGCCACCGACGAATCGTTGACAATCGGCACGATGACCGGTTACCCGATTGTCTGGAACGTGCTGTCCACCGACCGCGGAGGTTACAGCGTGCGCCTGATGCCCCAGAGCGCCTGCTTCTTTGCCGCCGTCGCCGCCCTCTACGATCACGATTGGGGCCAGGTGCTCGGCACGAACAGCGCCAAGACCCTGCGCATTGGCGCACCGGACGAAATCGGCATTCCCGTGGAGATCGACCTACCCAACACCACTTACGGCCGCAACACGGCCGTGCTGGTGGCGCGCGGCGACGTGAAGGGCATGAGCTTCTCCATGATGAACGGTTTCGAGCAATCGTTCGCCAGCACAGAAGGAAACCAGCGCGTTTTGAACGTCACCAAGTTCACCGTCGACGAGGTGAGTGTGCTGGTGGATCCCGCTTTCACCCAGACCAGCATAAATCTCTTGCCTTCGGAGAAGGACGACGCTACAAATGATGACGTTGAAGGTGAGGGGGAGGGGTATTCCAGAGTGAATCAAGCCCTCAAACTCAGTCGCTTAAAGCTGGATCAACTGCGCTGGTGAGCAGAGTTTTCGCCAGATAGCACGATTTCACCGGTCCGGCCGCAATTCCAAGTTCTGCATCCCAGGGGGAATCCATGTACCGCTTCAGCCGCCGAAGTCGTCGCGCTTCCATGACCGCCGCGATCGCCGCCGTCACCGCCGGACTGTTTCCGATTTTCAGCCACTTCAAGGACCCGGCCGACAATCCGCCCACCGGTGGAAAATCCGACGGGTTTACCAAGTTGCGCGAAGAGTTTGACCGGCTGCACGATGAAGCCACGCAAGCGCTCGAAGCCGCGGCCAAAGAAGAGCGCGAGATGAAGCCGGAGGTAACCACCGAGCAGACGAAGCGCTTCACCCGCATGGGTCAGATCAAGACGCTCCTGGAGCAGCAGCAAAAGCTGGTGGGGATAGCTTTCGCAAAGGGGGAGGTGACGCGCGAGCAGACGATGCCCGGAAAAGAAGAGATGGAGCGCGTCGAAAGCGCCGCGTCCAAGATGTTCCGCAAAGCCGATGGAAGCTTTGACCTGGACAGCTACAAGAACCAGATGAACCAGTACGCGCGGACTGGCCAGATCCCCAAAGAACTCTTCACGGTCAGCACCGCCACCGGCAGCGGCGCCTACCTGCCCAAGGAAGTATTGCAGCCCGTCACGATCCGGCGCAACTACAACGCCTGGAGAGCGGCCGCGATCGCGTTCGGTGGCGTGCCCATGACGCCCACCGAGATGCATGCATTCAGCCTGCCCGTCGCCGACGACTCCGCCAACTCCGGCCAGGCACAGTCGCAAACCTCGACCAGCGGAACCGAGTTGGATCCGACCGATGCCAGCTTGAGCTTCACGCCCAATCTCTATTCGTCGAAGCAATTCTGGTACAGCAACACCATGGTATTGGGCCAGAGTTTCGACGTGCTGGGGTTCACGCTGCCCATGGCGCAGAAGCGCGTCGAGAAACAGCGAGAGACGCTATGGACCGCATCGATTCTCGCCAGCGGGACGCTGGGTGTGACGACGGCCAGCCCGATCACGATGACCTATGACGAGTTGCTCACGTGGGAACACTCGTTGCCGGTCGCTTACCGAGCCGACGCCTGCTTTGTGCTCGCGGATTCTTTGTTCAAAGTGATGCGCGGCATCAAAGACGACCAACATCGGCCGATTTTCGACCAGGATCCAACCAACACATTCCAGGGCCGGATCCACGGAAAGCCCGTGCTTGTGTGCGACGCGCTCAGCGCCGTCGCGGCCAACACCGTGGTCGGCGCGTTCTGCTCGGCCGATGCGCTGAAGATCCTGGACATCCAGAACCAGCGACTGGCGCGCTATTCGAATCTGCCGACGAAGCCCGACCAGATCGGTTTCGAGTTGTTCGAGAACGGCGATTTCCAGTTCATCCCCAACGGGATGCGTCTGGCCAAGACCGCGATTTCGTAAAGCGGGGGGAAGACCGCCAGGGGGGGAAGCCCGCCAGGTCCTGCGCGGCAGTCCATCTGCCGCGCAGGTCTGGTTTTTTTTAGAACGGAAGGGGCCGGAACGTGAAATGGTCGCAGACCGCTCCAGGTTCAGCGCTCTTCGCGTTCAGCGACATCGCGTACCACTTGCGCATCGACTCGGACGTGCAAGCGCTGACTGCCGAGCAGAATTACGTGAACTCGCTGGTTGCCGCAGCGACCGAGTACGCCGAGGAAGCGCTCTACGCCAGCCTGGTCACGCGCACGATCACCGCGACGTTCTTCCTGGACGATGGGCCAAGTCTGACGCTGCCGCGCGGGCCGGTGCAGAGCATCACCAGCGTCACCGACCAGGACGGCGCCCATCCGGGTTACACGCTGGAGCGCTACGGCCGGTACGACCAGATCATTTGCCCGAGCTGGCGCTTGCCGATGCCCTACATGGCCATTTGGGACAATTACCCGGTCATTCAGCAGTTGCCGCGCCGATCGCTCGCCGTGGTCTACCAGGCCGGATTTGGAGACGCAGCGACAAACGTGCCGGCAGACATCATGCAGGCCATCCGCGTGCACGTTGGGCTGATGTATGAGCAGAGGCAGTCAGCCACCGACCGCACGATCACGGCCGTGCCGCATTCGCTGGAAGCGTTCTACAGGTTGAAGTCGCGTCAGGTGCCAGTGGGGTGAGTACAGGGGGAGAGGGGGAGGCCATGGAACAGATCAGAGCCGATTTGAGAGCCATACGCGATGACGTGGCGGAAATTCGTAAGACCGTTTGCGGGACAGCAGCCGACCCCGCCAAGGGTTTGATCGTGCGCGTCGACCGCCTGGAACAGACCGACAAGCGTCGGACCTGGTGGACGCGCTCCGCGGTTGGCGCATCGATCGCCAGCCTGGTGGCCGTGGTGATGAAGATCCTGGAACACCGGTGAGAGCAATGAATCTGCCGAACATCGGAGAACTGCGCCAGCGGATCTACATTGAGAAAGTCCTCAGTGAGTCGCGCGACAGCCACAACCAGGTGCAGCAGAACTGGGGTTTGGTGGGGATGAGGTGGGCCAAGATCCAAGACAAGAGTGGTGAGACAATTTCGATTCAGCAGGCCGGGACCCGGGCCAACGTCGGACACACGACGATCGTGATCCGCTATTTCGCGGGACTGACCGTCAAACACCGGTTGCGGTACGGCGCGCTGGCTGACGACTTGCTGGACCTGACGGCCGATGAACTCGCCGCGCTCACCGCCGAGGATTTGCTATCGATGACGGGAGCGCCGGCCGAGAAACCGACGCATTACCGGATTTCCGCGATCATCGAACTCGATGCCCAGAAGCGGTTCCAGATGGTTGAAGGAACGAGCGTGCCAGGATGAAAGCGGAACTCACCGGCATGAAGGAAGCCATCGCCAACCTCGACAGGTTGGACAAGGCCATGGAGCGCAAGATCATCCGCAAGGGCCTTCGTGCCGGTGGACAAGTGTTGAAGAGCGCATCGCAGGGGGAGGCGCCATCCTGGAGCGGCCGCACCAAGCGCAATATCAAGGTGCGGGCCGGCAAGCGCAGCAAGGACAAGACGACGATCACCGTGGGGGTGAGTGCGAAGGATTACGCGGGCGAGGCCTTCTACGCATCGTTCGTGTTGTACGGACACCGGGTCGGCCGCCGAGCGCTGGGAGACGCCAGGAAGATGGTGCCGGCCAACGATTTTCTGAAGCGCGCGTTCGACGAATCGAGCGACGAGGCCGCACAGACAACCATCGACGCCTGGAAGCAATTGACTGACGAGGAACTGAAAGCCGGAGGCGGCAAGTGAGCATTGAAGCCGCGGTAGTCGCGAAGTTGCTGGCAGACGGAGACATCGCCGCGTTGATCGTCGACCGGCTGTTTCCGGAGTACGACCGGCAGAACAACAAGGATTACCCGCTGGCCGTGTACAAGGTGCAGAATCAGACCAATCTCACCGCCAACGACGGGCCGACAGGCCTGCGCAATTGCGACATCGTCATTGCTGCGATCGCGGAGACGCACGAAGCCGCCACCGAGATCGCCGACGCGCTGGAGGCCGTGCTTGATTCGCAAAAAGGAGTCTGGAGCGGGATCACAGTCCAGGGGAGCTTCCTGAAGGAAGACGGCATCAGTGACGACGTCATCACTGAGCCACAGACCGAAGAGATCCTGTATTTCGTGCGCGAGTGTTCATTCAACATTTGGTACACGACCGACTGAGGGGGAAATATGGCCGCGACAAAAGCAGCAATCGGGTTTGGGTACGCACTTTCATCCAGCGCCACGTCCGGAGGAACCTACGCTCCGATCGCGGAGATCCTGGATTTGAAGCCGGGCAAAAAAGTCGTCGAGAAGATCGTCATCCAACGCAATGACTCGCCCGATTTGTTCGGCGAAAAAATCCCCGGCTGGAAGGACGTGGGGGATTGGGACGTGAAGGTGGTTTACGACAAGGACAAGCGCGTCGCGCTCGAAGCAATGGTGGGTGTCCCGAAATTCTGGAAGTTCGTCCGTCCGGACGGGACCAGCACCAGCGCGTTCGCCGCCTTCATGAGCGAGCTGGGGGACGAGACGCCACTTAAGCAGGAAATGAGCTGCGACTTCAAGCTCACCGTCAGCGGCGACGCTGTCTTCACATTATCATAAATCATGCGCAGCTTTGCGCACGTTTCTGCCGTCACTTTTTTTGGGGGGAACCATGAAGCTCAGATCCATCGTCTTATTCGCCGCGCTCGCTCTTATCGCGGGCGCTGCCGTGCTGTTCTGCGAACCAGGCTGCGCAGCCCTCGACCAGGCTGCGCCGGAGTTCGCGCCACACGCCGCCACCACGCAACCGACGTCACAGCCAGCCACGCCGCCGACGCCGCCGGCCAAGCCAGCCACGCCGGCGTCGCCGGCCACGCCGCGCAACGTGCCGGGTGAATTAGCCACCGTCATCACCACCGGAGGAAGCAATCCCGTTATCGGCGCGCTGGTGTCGATGGTGCCATACGGCTCATTGGCGCTGAATGCGATCCTCGCACTGTCGGCCGGAGTACTCGCCTGGAGCCGCGCGAGCCACAAGAGCCGGGCCGACGCCGCCGAGGACACGATTGCCGCGGCTGCTCCGGAAGTCAGTAACCTGGTCACCCAGGCCGGCAGTCCCATCGCCGGCAGCATCATTACCGCAGGCGCCGCCATTGCGCCCGCCATCATTGATCTTCTCAATCATCCCGCCGCGCAGAACGTTCCTGGAGTCGCCAAGGTCGTTCAAACCGCCGCCGCTGGACTCGCGCCGGCGCTTCCGCCGGCAGCCGCCAAGCTGGCCAACCAGTTGGGAGATTTGGCCGGCGCCGTCAGCGGTACGTAAAACGCTCGATCGTTCAGCCATTCGCGAAACGTTCAATTTCTTTCTTTCTCCTCTCTCGAAAGACACGCCATGAATCCGACCACATTGCCTACCGTGCCCGCCGGACAAAGCCCAGAGTTCAACGCCGGCTGGCAGCACGCCTGCATTGCTTGTGAAGCCGCATGGTTTCCCGTCCCCACACCAACACCAACGCCCACGCCGGCACCAGTGCCATTGCTGCCACTCGGTTCCGACCTGGTCGCCGCCCTGAACAGCGCCCACGATAACGCCGTCATTACCCTTGAGCCGGGACAATGGGCGATGAACGGCCTTCCGGTCGTCAAAGCCAACAATGTCAGCCTGAACCTGAATGGAGCGGTTCTAGCGATGTTCCCGCCGCCGGACGCTACCAGCGACATCCGGGTGAACGGCATTAACTTCGAATTGCACGGGGGAACCATCAAGCGCGGTGTCGTGTGTGTGCGCACCTATGCGCTGGGAACCTACCTGCACGACCTAATCGTGCCCGACGTGAACGCGGCCGCGGGAACCGGGATCAATACTTTGTTGCTGTGCGACATCGGAGGATCCGACGCCAAGGTGGACAAGGTAACTTGCGGACTCACCAACGGCGTGACGGTCTACTGGATGGCTGACCGAATCAAGATCACCAACAGCCACTTCGAGGGCAGCATCGGGGAAGACTGCCTGCGCAGCGACGTTGACCAGAACGGCCGCATCCCAACCGGCGCGATCATCCAGGCCAACTATGTGGGCAATGACCGCAACGCTTACAACAAGGAAGCCATCGCGATCCGGATGGGCCAAGCAACAATCAGCGGGAACAAGATCCTCCCCTACATGCGGGCCGGGCAGTCGAAAGGAACGCGCGCTGGAACCAACGCGTCCATCACGGTCAGCGGGAACGTTTTCCCGATGCCCCTGGACAAAGACCCGCACATCGCGGTGAAGCAGGGAGTCAGCGCCAGCATCGACCATAACACGTTTGTCGTCGACGAGGGCCAGACCGATATCACGGTGGACGGGAACAGTAGCGCCACGCTCACGGGAAATGTGCGCCAGCGGACCAAAGCCGGGATCACGCTCAAGCCCATGTTCGCCAAAGCGCCGAATCAGAATCCGGACGTGACGGAAACGGGGACGAGCATTGTAGATCCGCCGGCAGCGCAGCCAGCCGAGCACGCCCCGGCCTGAGATTTTCCGCCGTCGCCCAGATCGCGGCCGAGCCGGGGAGCCGGTCGAATTGAGTTTTCTTTACACGGAGCAGCGAATGAGCCTTAAAGATCAGATCCTCGCGGCCGCGATCGCGAACAAGAACAAGCTGGAACCCACGCTCGCGTGGGGTGTGGCTTGCAATATCCGCGTCATGACCGGAACCGAGCGCGATCAGTTCGAGGGACAAGTCTACAATGACGGCAAAATGGTCAAGGAACAGTTCCGGGCCAAGCTGGTGGTCAAGACGTTGTCCGATGACCAGGGGGACCGCGTGTTCACCGAGGATGACATCGTCCAGTTGTCGGAGATGGACAGCCGGGAACTCGATCGACTCTACACGCTGGCAGCCAAGGTCAATGGGCTGACCAAGCAGGATGTGGACGAACTGACAAAAAACTCCTGAAGCGGCCGGGCCGGCTGTTTTACTTCCGGCTGGCCCGGGCGCTGAAGATGACCGTCAGAAGATTGCTGGAGGAAACGGATAGCGGGGAACTTGCCGAATGGGAAGCGTTCGACCGCCTGGAGCCGATCGACAGCGCCGCGCGGGGAGAACTGGCCAACGCGATCGTCGCGCAGACGCTGGCTAACATCCACCGGGACAAGAACGCCGAGGCCTTCGCGGCATCGGATTTCATGATGGACTGGGGCAGAACGTGGCGCGACGCCGCGGCCGATCCCACCGCGGCGGCCGCGGTCGTGCAGAACCAGGTTAATAACGCCGTGAAATCGCTAGGTTTGACGTGGGAATAGAAAGGGGGTGGCCAGTGGGAACGATGGGTTCAGTCATCCTGAAGATGGAAGCCCAGAACGCGGAGCTGAAGCAGGGGCTTGAGCAGACGCGCAAGCAGATGAAGGAAACCGGGGAGCACGCTAAGAATCTGGGCGAAAACTTCAAACATGCCTTCGAAGCGCTGGGGTTCGCCATCGCCCTGGAGAAACTCAAGAGCGTCACCGAGGAAGTCATCAAAGCCGGCACGGCCGCGTACCGCACCAGCGCGTCGCTGGGAATCACCACCGCCAGTTTGCAGGAGCTGCAGGTTGCCGGCCGCATGGCTGGACTGGATACCGAGGAATTCAACCATGCGCTGATGCACATGATGAAGGGGCTGGCCGAGGCGCGCGAGGGCGCCGGGCCCGCCGCCGACGCATTGAAGGAAATCGGCATCAGCGCCAAAGACCTGGAGGGAAAAAAACCCGATGAAGTTTTCAAACTGATCGCCGAGAAAATACACGGCATCAAGGACCCGCTTGCCCAGGCACGGGCCGAACTTGAGATCTTCGGGAAAGAAGGCCAAAAGCTCCATCCGATTTTCGCCGCCGGCGGGGCAGGCCTTGAGGAGGCCGCGGCCAAAGCGCACAAGTTCGGGCTGGCACTGTCGGAGACCGATGCCGCCAAGCTGGTCGAGGCGCATGAGAAGATCGAAGACATCAACATGGCCTTCGAGGGTTTGCAGAACAAAATCGCGATCGCGGTGGCGCCGCTCATTTCAGAATTGGCTGAGAAAATCGTCGGGCTTGTGCCGCCGGCCGACGCGATGGCCGAAAAGATTTCCACCGGTCTGCACTACATCGCCAAGGGTGTCGCGATCGTGATGGATGCGTACCTTGTGCTCAAGACAGGTGTGCTGGCGACGGCCACAATCATCGTGGGAGGCATGGAACTAATCCTGCGCGGTGTGGGCGCCGTCGCAGAAGGCCTGGTGTGGGTCCACAATAAGCTGAGCAAAACCAAATGGGAGAAACCCGCATGGATCAGCGAAGCGATCGACGTCGTGAAACAGACGCGCCAAGGCCTGGAAAAGCAGACGGGTGATGCCGCCGCCAGCATCGGCAGCAACCAGGACAAGGTCGATTCGTTCTTTGACGGGATCAAGAAGAAGCACGATGAGACCGCCCAGCACATCGCCGCGCACAAGGCCGACATTGCCAGCCCGATCGCCGAGGGGTTCGGCATCGCGCAAAAGAAGATCGATGAGATCATCAAAGGGATGCAGGCCGAGGTATCGGGTTTCGGACTGACCGAGGCCGAGAAGAAAATCAACGAGCTCAAAGCGCTCAACGCCAAGCCGGCCGACATCGCCAAGGCAAACGCCCTCTCCGAGCAGCTCAAGCACCTGGAGGATTTTAAGAAAGACCAGGAAGAGGCCAAGAAGCTGATCGAGGACGCGCGGGGACCTCTGGACAAATACCAGGACCAGCTTGCCAAACTCGACAAGTTGCAGGGCGAGGGCTTGCTCGATGCCAAGGCCTACGCCGACGGCGTGGGAAAAGCCAACAAGGAACTGCAATCGAGTTTCAAGGATCTCACCGCCGACAAGAAAACCGGCGCCGAGACGCGACGGTTTGATTTTAAGGGCCCAGCAAAAGAGCCGGAGAAAGCCGATCCGATCAAGGACCTGGTGCGCACCAGCAAAATGCAGCAGGAGGACGTGAAGAAGTCCACTTTCTACTTGCAGGAGATCTATCGCTACCAGATGAACGCAGACCAGAACGCGGACGAGGTTGTGGACGCCGGATAGGGGGCAAGGCATGGCCTGGAGCAAAATCTATTACGACACCAAGCGCCAGGACCAGGCCACCACCACGTCCGACGACCAGGGGAATGTTACGCAACAGCTTCTGCGCACTTTTATCGTCGTCGACGACGCGACCGGAGCGCAGCCGGCCATTCTCGCCGCGGCCAGCGCCAGCATCATGAGTGGAAACTTCGTGCCGTTGCCAGGGAGCCTCTACACCGTCGATGGCCAGGCCGGTTTCAAATGCACGCAATCCACTCCGCGGCGATCCACCGAAAGCCCGTATGTGTTCGAGGTGCAGGTGCAGTTCACCCGGAAGTTCGTGTTCCAGCCGCCGGACACTTCGAAGTGGAACATCGATATCTCGATCAAGGGACAGAAGGTCACCCAGACCATGTATCAGTCGAAGGACTCAGACGGGAACCCCATCGACGTCGTGAACTCAGCCAAGCAACCGTTCGACCCTTCGATTCCCGAAACGCACTACGACGAGATCATCGAGATCTCCTACAACACGACCAGCGCCGACAGCGGAACTTTTGCCGGCCTGCGAGGCAAGGTCAACGATAGCGGCGTGAGCTTCGACATTAAGGGGATGTCGCGCACCTACGACGCCCGCCAACTGCTTTGCGATGAGATCAGCATGTCGACCACGCTCAAGCTGGATGATGACTCCACGCCCGTCTGGAAAGTGCAAATCACGCTGATCGGCCGCGATGACACATTCGTTGAGCACGTGCTCGACCAGGGTTATTACGAAATCGATCCGGACGACGCGACGAAGATCAAGCAGTTGATGGATACAGACGGGCAGTTGCTGTCAGCGCCAGCCCGCCTGGACGGAATGGGCGCCAAGCTCGATGCCGACGCCGATCCTGAGTATCTCGACTTCTACAGCCCCGACGAAGCAGATCTGAGCGGGCTTTTCGATGGGTTATCCTGATGGCCGCCAAATTCACAAGCGCTGGAGCAAAGAAGATCGTCAAAGCGGTCAACCAGGTCCTCGATGCGCCAGACGGCCGCCGTGGGCAAGGGTCGCAGAAGCGATCGTACAGCAACCGCGAATTCCCGGCCAAGCTGGGGGACAACGACGGAGGAACGCCGACGCAGTACGCCTGGACAGAGCAGACCGAAGACGGCGAGGGCGACTTGACCGACAAAACCGGAGGTCGCAGCGGGACGACCACCACCAAGTTTGCCACCGCCTTGTTTGAGTCGGGTATTGTGAACACCAGCGGAACCATCGTGAGAATGTTTCAGTCGTTCGATTCGGACGGGACACCTTATTTCCGGTTCCTGCCGGCCTTGCCTACAGCAACCGGCCGCGGGAAGGTTCTACAAATCGGGGACGACTTGACGCCCGTCGGCGGCTGGATCGTGGATTACCCCGGCTTTCATTCAGGATCTTAAAAATGAGCTTCGTTTGGGCTAGCGACTGGCGCGACCAGGTGAGCGTCGACATGTTCAACGCCGCCACCGATGAGAGCATCAGCGCCTACAACATGTTCGCCCGCAAAATATTGCAACGCTGCTACGCGGTCGGATCCACCTTCGCGCCGTTGGCTGCGACGGTCAAGCCCGATGGAAGCGGGGGCGCGATCATCGTCAGTCCGATCGACGGCAGTGATGATACCTCGATCCAATACCCGCTGACTCTCAGCTACGGCGCCACATACCAAACACAATGCTGGGCCAAGCTGCAGGCGCTGGTGGTCCTGATGGCGCCGTACTTCGCGAGGACGAAAAACGCGGACGGGTCCGCGTTCGTGATCGAGGGCGCGAGCTTCCTCCCGTCACTCACCGCCGATGACTCCGGACCGATTCTTTTCCCGCCGACGACCGGCTGGTACCGCAGTTGGTCGCGGAAGATTTGGAAGCTCGACACCACCGGGACAATCGGCCAGCGTGCCCGATTCACCGCCAGGCTCGGGACCGCGTTCTGGGCCCACCCTGCCACCGATCCTCTGTTTGGAGAGACCGCGACAACGCCAGATGATCAACAGCATTTGAGTGGGGTTACGATGGAGTACGTTGCTCACACGGACGGCGCCGGCCATGCCGCTATGTCGGGTGATCCTGGTTGGGCCGTGTCAGAGGATCAATATTCAGGGGTCGATTATCTGCACGAGGATTTGGCCGACTACCAGAATGCGGGCGGAACCGGGTTAGCGCCATCAACGGCGCTGACACTGGCAAGCTTTTGCTGGACCGACGACCTGCCGGACGGCGTCTGGCTCAACCGGCTCAGGGACGCGGTCGACATGATGACGCGAACGGTCGGGGGAGGTGTCGTCGTCGGCATCGCGCAACTAGCCAGCGCGACGCTCACCACGTTTTGCGTGGTTGCGGTGGATGCGGTTTCAGGCGTCCAAACGATCGGGATCGCCGACGATGGACAGAACGCCACCGGCCACGCCGATGCGGGCTTCGGACCGTTCACCGCCGCCGACGCCCAGGCCGACTACGCGAGCGGAATCGGACATCCGAGCATTGCTCACCCCGGAAGCCCGGGAGGCATGGGCAAATCCGTCCTTCACAACACACAACTGGGGGAGGCGTGGGACATCATTGTAGCCAGCAGCAGGCGGGGCAACTTCGGCGCCATACCTCAATCACCCGTCTCCGCATTGAGCCGGACGGTTAGCTTTTGGGTGTGGGCTCAGGCAGTGAACGACGCGCCGCAAGATTTAGTGGGACCGCCGATCAACAAGTTCGACGCGTTTGGCGACGGCGTGTTGTATCATCAGTGGCACCAAATACCGGGAGCTTCCACTACGACCCTGACCGATGACGGATCGGTTTTTTCTCCCGCGTTCCCGACAGATTTCTCGGATCCTTCCGCCGGTGGGTTCGTACCTCTTCCACCGGGAGGTGGCGCCGGGTGGTCAATCGGATCATCACTGATGATCGTTGATTGGGACGTCACGGGTGGCTTTGACTGAACGCTTGAAACGGGGGGAAAAATGCCCAGCATCGCAGAGGATGAATTGTTGACCACCGCCCTGGAAGCATTGCGCTCCGCCCGCCGCAAGGTGGTCGAGGCCTCCGATGCGTTAGCGTCGATGGATGAGACCAACGACGCCGCGTCCGACCTGGACGACGCCATCGCCGGCATCGACCAGGCCGTGAACCGGGCCGACGCCGCGCTCAACGCCGAGTTGGACCGCGCGTTCTCTCGAGAACGAGGGGGGTTCAACGACGAACCCCCGGAAAAATCGTAAGCTTCCACCGGCTTTTGAGTTGCGGTATGTTGTCACCACACAACTGCGCACCAAGTTGCGCACAGGTTGCCGATGCCCCGATCATCCGGGGCATCGGCCTTTCAATTCAAAGGGGGAAAGCGTGGACCAGATCATTTCGCGCGACGCGCGCGTAGACCAGATCGGTTTCGTTGACGAGCTCGAAACGCACCACGCCGAGAAGCTGCGCGGCCTGGTCAAGGGCCGGATGCTCGAAAACGACATCAGGAACGTGGAGGCTGATTTCTTTGTCGGCCTGCTCGTGCCTGGAGGCCTACAGACCAGCGTGCCGCCGGCGCGGCTGTTGGAAATGTGGGAAGCCGGAGAGATCGACCGACAGCAGTTTCTCAGCGCACTCACGGTGCGCAACGATCCCTTGAAGACGTTCCTAAGTCTGGACGCGATCGACGAAATCGCGAACAAGACAAAGACGCCGCCGAAGCTATACGTGAAGCGCAAAGCCAACGCCGACGTGCAACTCGTGGATGCAGTGCGACGGCTGGCCGACCAGATCAAATGACCGCCGCCGATCACCAGGGGCGAAACCCCGTGCTCAGTCTTTTGTTGTCGTTTTGACAACATTCGTCATCGATGCCAAAATCCGCCCATGTCGCACGACCGCGGAAGCTACGTGATTGCGTTCTTCGACTGGACCGCCGGAGTGTTGATGCTGGAGATGCTCGCCACCAGTCAGTTCGGTGAACGGCGCTCGCGCAACACGACGCGCCACCGCGACCAGCAAACTCGCCAGGCTGCGCGGCAGCAGTTGCGCCGGTTGCAGAAATCCTTCGAACTCGGTGAGGGGTGGAAAGTGCTCAATCTCCGCAGCGTCGAGACGGCTTAATATTCTTATATTTTATTCTTGACGCCCCACCTTATTCATTGTATATTTATTTACATGAAGAAGGACAGGGATTTCCGCTGGGACGCCTACAACCGCGCGAAGATCGCCATGCACCGCGTCAGTGAGTACGAGGCCGAGCACGTGGTGCGGTTCGCCAAGCCCCCGTTTCCCCGGAAATACAAATGGAACGAGGAAAGCAAGAGCAACAGTTGGATCGTCAAGGGCCGCACCAACAGCAACCGCACGCTCCAAGTCCTGTTCTTCATCGACCGCTGGGACAACATCTACATCTACCACGCCATGCCCATCTGAACGGGTTGGCCACACAGGAGACCAAAATGGAAGTCAGCATCGAAGGTGAAGACTGCTTTGGTGACAAAGAGAAGTTCGTTTTTCAGTGCGAGCAGGTCGTCGACGGCATCGCGGTGAATCCAAAGCTAGGCGTGAGTTTCGACGACACGCCGAATGATGCGCGGTCAGACCGACAGCGTGCGTGGTGGGACAGACCCTACATCGAGACTGAGACGGGAACGGGTCCGGAATGGCTGAAGGCATGGCCAAGCGGGATGCGCTATGACGTGAGGTGCCTGGACGGTGGAGCGTGGGATCGATCGACTTGCTGGGGGATGGCGGCGACGCTCGAAGAAGCGGTTCGTATTGCCAAGACTGGACCGACCTGGAGACGTGGTGAAATGCAGGAAGCACTCAAACGAGAACACTTATGAAAACTAAAAAACTGAAAAAGCCAAAGCTGCAATGCCCGCCGTTTTCGACGCCGGAGGAACTGAAAGCGCTAAGCCCCGCGGACCAGGAGAAGGTGGAGCAATTCTTCAGTCGCGAGGTTCCACTTTCGGAGACGAGTCCCTTGACGCCGGCCGAACGCGCCCAGTTCGAGCGGGCCGTGGGGCGCAAGCGCAAGCCAGGCGCCGGCCGGCCGAAGATCGGCCAGGGCGCCAAGGTCGTAGGCGTGACGCTGGAACGGGGATTCCTTGAGCAAGTCGATAGTTACGCCCGCCGTCACAAGATGAAGCGGGCGGAACTGATTGTCCAGGGACTGCGGAAGATCATGGATGAGGGACCGGCCGAAAAGCGCCGGACGGTGAAGACTTAGACGGAACCACTTCGAAGCCGCGGGCCGGATCCGGATCGTCCTGGTGAACGCGCGCAATGGGAACAACGGAGAGGAAGGATGGAAGATCCTCAAAGAGCCAGCGCCGCCACCAGGTGAAGATGCGTTTCATCAATCGATCGTTAGAATGCCCGGAGTGACAAACTTGCCAAACTTCTTGTGGTTGATCTCTTCGTAGAAGGTGAGGCCGGCGCAGTCGGGTTGCCGATCGAGAACCCAGCAATAAAGCACAAACGAGAACTGTTGCTTTTGCTCGAAGGTAGCTTTTAAGAAATCGGGGCCGATGACAACCGACGATCCTTTGAGATCGCTGAAGAGGGAGTGCTTCTTGCCAAACCATTCGTCCACGAGTTGGTTCCGCGCTGTCTTCTTGTCTGCGCCCGGGTCGTATGACGCCGGCCAGTTCCACGGACGCGATGAAGATTGAGCAGGCGCGCGTTCGGAAGATCCACCGGATCGCATCACCCAGGCCAACAGCCCGAACCCTAAAACCATCAAAAGCACGAAACCGACGATCAGACGCTTGAGCAGTCCCATTGGCAAACTCCGGGGTTGGGAAGGTCCGGATAACATGACGGCTGAATAAGTATCAGCCGTCAAGGACGCGTTTTTGACCCCGCGTCCGCGTGCCGGAACAGCTTGCGTGACTCCGCGACTTCTCGAAGCAACTCACGAAGTGCATCGGCACGGTCGGACAATCCACGATCAACACGATGTTTCTCCACTGCGCCGTGGAGATCCTCTGGCATGAGGAACATGTATTTAACCGCGCCAGCTTTGAACTTCCGCGGCCGGCCAACGGGACGAGGTTTATCAGCCATCGCTGCCACCATGTTAGGAGTTTTATCGGGTCATACCCCGAAAGTCAATAATTTTTGGAATTGCAATTCCAAAAATGCGCGGTACATTCCGCGCAAGTCGCCGGACAAAAGGGCTATGAAGAAAAAACCCACCGCTCCCGTCGTGCCGCCCGCAACTAGCGGAGAATCGCGCGCGGAAATCCTTGACCTCTTCAAACAGCAGTCTGCTCAGATCAACGCCTTGAGTGAAATGCTGTTCGACGCGCCAAAGCGCCGGATCTGGGAACACGAGCGCACGCCGTTGCCGGTTCACCTGGTGGACTTCCGCAAGGCGCTCGGCGCCAAAGGAAGTGGTGAAAAGCACGTGAGACAGAAAGTGCGGGAAGCACGGCTGATCATGCGCCTTTGTCGGGCTGGTTTGTGGGCCCAACTCACGCCGTCGGCAATTCAGACCGCGCTCAACTGTCTGATCGTGCCGCGCCCAATCCGAAACGTGGACATTGTCCAGCGCGTTCGCGCCACCCTTTCCCTTTCGACCGTAAATCACTACCTCGCGTCGATCAAGGGATTCTGCAATTGGATGGTTGCCGACTACCGCGCCAACCGATCGCCATGTCTGCCGCTTAAGCCGTTTCCAGCCGAAGCCGACATCCGCCGCCCGCGCCGGCCGTTGCCGCACGACGTGTTCTTGAAACTGATCGCCGCGGCCAACGCCGCCAAGCCGATCGCCGGCATCCCGGGTTACGAGCGTGCGATGGGATACTTGCAAGCCGCGACCACCGGGTTGCGATCCGCTGAGCTGCAAAGTCTCACCAGCGCCAGCTTTCGCCTGGACAGCGCGCCGCAAGTGTGCATCGAAGCCGCGTACGCAAAGAACGGACACAAGGAAACCGTCCCGCTCCGCGCCGACGTGGCGGCGATGCTTCGAACCTACCTTGCGACGGTCGGGAGAGACACTGAACTTTTCCGCCGGCCGAAGAGCAACGCCATGCGGAGCTTGCGTGAGGATTTGGAAGCCGCGGGCATCCCGTACAAGACCGCCGAGGGATTTGCCGATTTCCACGCCCTGCGCCACACGTTCATTAGTGACCTGTTCAATCACCAGGCCACGCCTCCGGAGGCGCAGAAACTCGCCAGACACCGCACGGCCGCAATGACCTCCCGCTACGCCCATAGCACCGAAGAAGCGCGGAGAAGAGTTATCGAGAGATTGCCGTCCGCCCCGACGATTACCTACGACCGCACGGATGCGGCCGCGAACCTCACCCAGCCTGGAAAGATGGATACCCAGCATGCAAGACCCGACTGACGCCGCACCTGAAACTTCATTTCCGACAAGGGACGGTTTGGAAGATCCAAACCGTCCCGACTGGAGCCACCGAGAATCGAACTCGGATTTGCTGAATGCGATTCAGCCGTCAGATGATTTGCCCTCACAAACCGCACCCTCACCCCAGCCCTCACCCCAAAGCGCCTACCAAACG